AATGGCGCGGTGTGAGCAGCAAAGTCCATTGCAGCAATACCCATACCAGTTTTAAAATTATCCCATGCATCAGCCAGATCAGTTAATCTTGCTGCCTCTTCAGGGTCAATTGTTGCACCACCAGAAAATTTACTGATCTGAACTTGCATTTGTTTCTGAACAGCAGCATTGTCTTTTAACAATGGGATTAACTTGCTTGCACCCTTTGCCATTTGATCCATGATGGCAACTTGTTGCACCATTGGAATGTTTGCCCGTTGCATTTCGTTTGTGACTAGTTGAAGTGCTTGTGGACCAGATAATCCTTTGAATGATTCAGTGGTGAGATTTGTTCTTCCTGCTAGAAGATCAAGTGTTTTTGCAAGTTTGCCTTTCCCAGTTGTTTCCAATTGGAGCATTGCTTTTTCAGTGGATTTAAGGATTGTTGAAGTTTGTGCAGAAGATACACCAACTGTTTTCCATGCACCGGCAAGAGAAATGAAAGCATTGATATTGATGTCAGCAGCAAGTGCAAGATCATTAAGATCATCAAATGCTTGTGCTTGTGCCAATGTGAATTTACCTAAAGCGGCAGTGGCTCCAACTACAGCAGTTGAAAGACCAGCAAGTCCTTTTATTGCCTTTGTTGAATTTGCTAATGCAAAAACAGATTTCTCTGCTCTCCCTGCTGCAAGTTCAAACTTTCTCAAGTCCTGTGTTGCTTTCGGTACACCTTTCGTGTTTACATTGGCAATCAGATCGTATTCTGTCATTTCTCTTTCCTTTTACATGTAGTATTTGTGAAAACGCATGTCAATTGACATCAATACTTCAACTTCCACAGGTTTGAAGTTGCATTGCATGAGTTCTGAATAAGCCTTGACATCATTATAATTCAATGGTTTCTCAGCATCTTTCTTCATGTCCCAAAAAATGTTCAGGAGATAACCGATTGTATCACAAGGTGTTTCGTATTCTAATTCGGGAATCGGAACTTTCGGGTTGTTTTTCTTGATTGCCTTCAGTTGTTCCAATTTCGTCCCTGTATACTTTCCATTGTGATATATCGGTTTGATCATCGGGAAATGTTTCTCACAATACTTCAACAATACATCTACTTTTTTTCGAAGTAGTTTCCGTTGTCAACACAAAATGCATCAACTGCCTCTTGTATTTGTGGGGCATCAGTAAAAAACTGAATAACATTTTCTTCATTGCATTCTTCTTCAAATGACCAACCAGTTACAGCAGTGGCTAACAATTTCTTATTGAACTGATCCTGTACTTCCCCTGTGAATTTTGTTCCTTCCTTCGTGCTCTCTGCAATTTCCCTGTACAATTCATTTTTTCTTCCACGCATTTTATGCGATTCGATGCCAATCACTTCAATCCATTCATCTGTTAATTCACCACTTGGTGATAATAATGACATTCTTTTTGGTGTTGAGTGGTGTTTGGCAATTTTGAATTGTTCCATTGAACTTACTTTCTTTTCTTCGTCTTTCATTGTTCATCTCCGGTTCATTTTGTTGATTTGTGCTATCTGCACAAAGTATTTATGCTTTTCTTGATTGAAGCAAAGTCATGATTGTATAAACAAAAAAGGCACACTTTTGAGGGTGTGCCAAGACACAAATCCATGTGTCAGAGGAGAAATTGATTCATTTCTTATTGGGTAATTTGGGTTTGGATGCAAGTGGTGCTCACCGGAGAAAGCAAACGATCCACTCACACCCAAATTTTTACAAATCTATATGTGTCCAATAATGAGAAACAAGACCACGTGCTGTCAGAGGATCTGTATTTGCAGTTGGGCATAATGCTTGAGCATCAAATGTTTGAGTAATTGAACCTTCACCGTTAACTTCAGGAGCACCAGATGTTAATACAACACGTGGGAAATGCACTTGTGTCAAACCATCTGTACTTGTCAAAGTTAAACGAACTGATAATTCATCTTCGTTCACAAACTTGTTGAACAGAGTGCTGTCAACAAAGAATGAACTCAAAGACATTGTTGTGTTACCACGGCCTTGTTCAATGAAAGCAGCAAAGTCATTACCAATCTCATATTGTGGTGATGCAGCATTGTCAATACCAAATGACATTGAAGTGATATAACCAATTGGTGCTTCATCAATCAAGATTAAACCATCAACCGATGCATAAGGAGCATCAACACCAGGAGCAGTATAAGTTGAACCACTTGGAGCAGTTGCGGAAACAGAGTAATCACGCCCAATGATATTGAATGTTCCAGTTACTAATGCATTCACTGAACAATCAAATGTAAAACCAGTTACTTCACAGCCAGTGGTTAAGTGATATTCTTTTGTTACACCGCCATCACGTGAATATTCAGTCATAATTGAGAATGAATTTCTGTCAGACGACATAACAATGGCAGAACCAATGTATACGTCAACCCCAGCAGTTGCTGATTCAGAAACTAACACACCTGCATCATCTTCAACTTCAATGAAAAGTGCATCAAAATCAACAACTCTCCATAATCCATTGTTTTCAGCATTAACACAACCATCAATTTTAATGTATCCACCAACAGTAACACCTGTACCAACAAAAGTACCAGTTGAACGTGTAAATCTGTTTGTTCCTGGAACAACAGTTGCAGTGAAACTGAATGTTGAAGTTGTTGAAGATCCTTGTTCAGAAAATGCACCTAATGCAGCTTTGATCCAAGGTCTGTATGTTCCGTAACTCAATTCAACTGAGAAATCTCCTTGAACAGCATTTTGTCCGAGACGTATATCGGCCACTTCGCGTGTTCCAGTTAATTCAGCAGATTGCAATGAATCCTTTGTTAAACGAAGATTCCCGGATGTGTTACGCAACTGTTGCCACACTGGGCTAGTTGGTGTTACACCGCAAGTTGTTTCTTCAACGAAATAAGTTTTAGTCTGACTCCCAGAGAATGGTATTACGCATGTCATGTTTTGTATTCCTTTTTGGTTATATGTTTAATCTTTGCAAAGATTGTGCTTCAGGCACAATGTTATTTATGCAATTGTAGTTTTGTTTTGTCTTGCTTTATTGCCAACACATATATTCGCATGTGATGGGTTGTTGTATCCACCCTGAGTCATTGATTCTTCGTTCAATGGATATATTCCCAAACTTCAAATTTGCATCAGGAAGAACATCTCCGTTTTTCACAAGCAGATTGACTTGATCAGCCATTGACAAAATTTCTGTTACTCCTTTGTTGTCTGGATAAAACAAGTCAATCTGCATGAATCCTGTGTGAAGATTACAAAAACCCAATGAACCTACAACAACTGGATTGGGTATAACAGTCATTCTCATGTAAGACGTCTTTGTGTTGTTGAATTTTATTCCTTCAAACTGTACTGGCAACAGATTCCACGACACAACCATTTTCTGTAATTCACTTTGTATCACACTGAAACTCATTTTATATCTCCATTTTTCTTTGATGCTTTCTCAACGTATCTGTCCCACAACATTGCATTCTTTCTTATCATTCCGAGTGGTGCTTGTTGTGAACTTCCGTATTCAAGTTTTTCAAAGTAAGGTGATGGATTGGAAAGCGAATATGAAGGTGATGTTTGACTCTTTTTATATTCTTCTTCCATTGAAGACTTCATATCCGCAATTGCACCACTCCTTGAGTTCTGTACTTCTGGTCTGAATGGGGCATTCACATCATTTGTTGCATAATTCCCTACAAATGTTCCTGTTTTAACAGGTGATTCATCAATCATGTGAGAAAACATGTCGATTGTTGCATCTTTGACAACAACTGCAGATTTTGCAAGAAATTTCTTGTTCCAACTCTGAATGTCTTTTTGGAAACTCATGTTAACGCCTGCATTGAATTTCCCAGCCTAAAACAACACCACCTGGATTATATGCAATGATGGGTTCAAGGATTGAATATTCTAAACCATCAATGATGCACGAATCACCAATCTGTGGTGCAACACGATCATCAAGTACCAATCTTATATCACCTCTTTGAATTATTGTTCCATCAATCTGTTCATCAGTGTATCTCAACACAACAGCATTGACAAAGTTTGGCTTCTCAGTTCCAATTTCCTGATAATCGCCAGTTAAAGGATCAATGCTGCCATTTCTTCTGAACACAACTTTAATCTTTGGATCCCTTTGATCGAATCTTCCAATTAAGTTCCTTGCTGTGTTTTGAAGTCTATTGTAGTTCATATTATGCCCTGTATAATGAGTTTGATGTTCCTTTCAAGAACAACTTCAAGTAAGTATCAATCTTTGGAAAGTAATTTGTGTTTCCTGTTGCGCCATTGTCAGCATAAGTGACTGATATTGCACCAGCAATACTTTCAGATAAAATTGTCTTCCCATCATTATCTGGTTGAACATCAGTATCTTGTGAATACAACATTGCTGCAACTGCTTGTGCAAGTTTGATTTCTTTTGGAATCTCATCGTAAGGGTACAGGTAACCCTCTATAATCACGTTTTGGCGCGGAAATGACAATGCTTGTGGTACAAGTACCCTTTCACCTTTATACTTCAATCTGTATGATTCTAAGTACCTTGTTGCTTTCAACAAAGCATCACGTATTTCAGTTTCTGTGATGTCACCGAATGTTTCTCCAATTGAATTGAGCAATGCTTCAGCTTCAGCTTCGTTGATGTATGTATTTGCGTCTGGTACAATCAGTCCGTCTTCTTTGATAAGGCACATTTTTCTTTCCTTTTAACTGAATTTGCGTATGATTGTCGATGCTGATGGTACGTTTGGTACACCAGCAAGTGTTGGGTCAAATGGATATAATCCGCCGTCATTGTTTCCAGTGCTGTCCCTGATGATATACACATCAACATAATCACCCGCTGACATTTCGTAGAATCCTGATGATGTCACTGAAACAACTTCATCAGATGTGTCCAAAAGTGTGCATGTTATTGCTGAAGCCCACACATTGTTGATTTTATAACCAATGACTAACTTTGCTGCTGATGTAGATCCACTTCTTCCACATCGAAAAATTGTTGTTGCTTGATATAATCCACCAGTAACATAAGTAATTCTTCCACCGACTGTCAAAGTAATATCACTGTTTGATTGTGCAGGACCGAATTCTATTTGATGGATCGTATCTGTTGCACTTGGATTTTGAGTCGATGTGGATTGTGCATTTAAAGCAACATAAGCAGATGTCAATACTGGTACTGAACCAACAGTTAATGCACCAATTACATCCAAATCTGAATTGATTGTTTGTGCAGATGTGTCTTCTTTGTTAAGTGCAGAATCAACCATGTCATACAACTCAGCCCTTGTTACAGTTGGGTTGATGAGTCGAGTTGTATTGTCAGGAAAACGTGTGTCAATATCTGTTTTCAAATCTGAAGTATTTTTTTGCATTTCCTGTCCTCTTGTATTATTTCAAAAAACACTCAAGTGTAACATTCGAATGCATTTTGAAATAAGGGTACCGAAGTACCCTCATTGTTTGACTTACTCAGTCTTACTTGTCACCACGTGCAAGAACACCAGCAGTTCCTTTAACGGAAGTTGCAGTTTTGTCCCAGTTTGTGCCTAATGCAAGTTCAACATCAGTAGGTGATTTACCACCGTTTGTCACATCCCATGAATAACCTTTCAATCCCAAAGTGAAATCGTAATCACCTTGCAAAGAAGTCTCAATACGGGTTTGACCGTTTGAAGTTTCGATGTTGATTATTGGGTTGCTTGGGTCGCGTATTACAGCAGCACCTTGTACCAAACTCAATGCATTATAAGTGGTTGCGCCAGTCAAAGCAGGAGCATCAGTTACGATTACAGTTTTGCCCAAAATGTCAACAACGCGAACGTTGCTTGCTTGGAACAGAGTTGGAGTGTTTGCAAGGTTAGCAGCAACCAATTGATGGTATACAGCACCGTTGATAACAGTGGCAACTAAAGATTGCGACATATCACCAAACAAGGCATGAGAACCATTGATTGCAGTTTGAGTAACTTTTGCACCACCGGAAACGTCGTTCATAGTAGTTGCAGATTGACCTAAAGCACCAACGAGAGCAGCAATAGCAGCATTCATTTGGTCTTGTACAATCAATTCAGCGAACTGACGAGAAACAACTTCGATTGCTTCGGCAGTTGGTTTGTTCAACCAAGTCATTTGTGAAGGTTCGAAAACCACAGGTCCAAAACCACCGGCAACTTTAACAGCAGTGTTTGCCAATGATGCCAAGTTAGTACCAGCAACTGGTGCTTGAGCAGCATAGCGATCAACACGTCTGCGTGATGCCTGTAGAGAACCGTAAAGAGATTGCAGTAAAAAATCACCGCTGTTTGCTGAGTTAACAAGTACAATTGCACCGTTCGATGCTTGGTTAAAAGCATTCAGCATTTGATCCAGAGATTCAGAAATCGCTGGCATGTAGTAGTCATTGAAGACCTGCATATTGGATAAAGACATTTTTGTTCACCTTTTAAGTTTGTTTTGGCATTATGCCATTTGGACATTGTGTCCGTTAAGTTTTTTGGTTTTTGTCAGAGATTTTTAAACCCACAAGGTTCAGGTATCACCAACAGTGGAAGTCACAAACCTCCACTTTTCGACCTAATTCTTTAAGTGCTCAACCTTGCACGTATTGCTGCAAGTCTTGCTTCTTTGTCATTGAACGATATATCACTCAATGATTTAACTGTTTTGGTACTCGATCCTTTGTCGCTTCTTGCTGTGTTTCCGCCAGATGCCTTACTTCCGATGAAGTGTTTAGCATACTTATCGTTTGCAACAAATTCTTTCTTCAAGTCATCAATTGTGTTTGCTGTCAAATTCCCTTTTGGATCAAGTACAACAACTTCGCCGTCACGAACATCAAGTCTTTTCATGATCTCACGGGACATTGCTTCTTTGATGAAAGGATCATCAATCACCTTTGTTGAATTCATAAATTCAGAGGTGACAGTTTCAAGTTTCATTGTGCGTTTCTCATTAAGGAATGAATTAACCAAGTCTTCTTTCTCACGAAGTTTGGATTCATAACTTTGTCTCAATGATTCCACATCATTGTTCTTTGCCAGTGCATCAAGTCTTGCTTGTTCAGCAATACGTTCTGCTTCAGACTTAACCTCTTTTGCTTTCTTTGTTTCATCAAGCAATTGTTGAGACTTGGACTTCACATTTTCGAATTCTGTTTTTGACACATAATTCGCTTCAATCTCTTCTTTTAATTTTGCCTGTACATCTTCGGGCAAATCTTTTAGTATTTCAAGCATTGTTCATCTCCGGTTCATTTTGTTGATTTGTGCTATCTGCACAAAGTATTTATGCTTTTCTCGATTCAAGTTCATTTGATTTTCATATATCTTTCAGTTTCTCATCAACCAATCTCTTGTCGACGATCCCTTCTTGCCACAAGGACACAACTTTCATGATGTCATCAATTGACATTGTATCGGCGAAAAAGTTTGTGTTAAGTTTGAATTCGAAGTCTGTCACAGAACCATTATACAATTGCACAGCAAGAATTGCATTTTTGTATGCATGTGTAGCATTGTTAACAAGTATCGAGGCCGATGCACCATCACTAGCGTGGCGGATTCTTGCGGCTTCAGCAGTTTCCGCTTGTCCACCATTTGTTAGCAGTCTTGCACCAAGCATTTTCATCTGTTCTTCTTTTATTGCCATGCCTTTTGAAGCCATAGTGTTCTCAGTGGCTTGAATGATTTTTACATCGGCATTCTCAGGAAGCATTAACACCATTCTTGAACCAAATACGATTCCATCTGGGTAGTTCTGATCAATCCATGGTTGATTCATCCCAGTCATGGCCACCATAGGTTGGCCAACAAGGAACACAGACTCTTCGAAGTCAGCACTGTTCCTGTAATGTTTGATGTTTAATTCTGCAAGTTCCAAAAGTGGAGCTGTGTCAACATCAGGACGATTATCAATTGCCCCAACAAAATAAAATGGGATGAATGTGAATGGATTTCCTTCAGAATCAAGTGGGATAACAGACGTGTATGTTTCTTCATCAATGTACAATCTGTTTTCGTATATACCATCTTTGAGCAACAGGACTCTCCAATACTCATCATTTGTCACGGTGAATATATCTTCTTCATCACGGGAACAATGATACTCTTTCAATTTCACCATTGTTAACTTCATTGAAGAACCAAACTGTTCACACTGCCAGTCACAAATATCTTCTGCATTGTACTTTATGATGTTTGCTGTATAATTGAGTGCATTGATGTCAGCAATTGACAATTCTGTTTCAACAGTGGGATAATCAACAAAAAGACCTGCTCTACCAACAGTTAAAAGATCACTGACAAGTTCCACTGCTTGTTCTTCAATACCAACACCAGTTCCATCACAATTGTAATTCAGGTATTGTAAGTCCTCTGGCAACTGATTGACATTTGGGCTGTTGAAAATCATTCCCAACATTCCCTGTTTTGTCCTTGATGTTGCATTGAATAATGATGCACGTTGAACATAAGTCAAATACCTTGAATCATTTTCAACGGTTCTGTTTGGTGATGTATAAGGAAGGTATAGTGATGCTGATAACTTTTGAAAATGACAAATGTCAGATTCTTTCAGTTTGTGTTCACCTTCAATCAAATCACGTACCAATTTCCATTGATGTTGTGCCTTTTGATATGAAATGTTGTAAGATTCAATGCTTTTTGTCATTATTGTTCCCTTTTCATGTTTGCATAAAGGTTATGCTCACGGCTCATTGTGCCTTTGTACACAATATTTATGCTTTTTGTGTTCTGCCGATGAGAGTGTAATATCATCCAAATCTCATCATTGGTGTAATCACAGGTTTGATCAACGGCAATAAATTGTACACTGCATAACCCACTGCATCATTTGTGTGATCATTCCCACTTGATTTATCTGGTTCGCCATTCTTCCATGCTTGCTGAAGAAGATTGTTACTCACAACTTTGCAATTGATGCGGTTAATCTTGAACGTCCTTTTTTCAAGTGCATTGTTTAAAGTGTTAACTCGATCTTTCACTCTCGGATTTGAACCTGAAGCAACAACTGAAAGTCCTTCTTTCTCAAGTAATGAAAAGTCTGTATTCTTACTTGAGGTTGAACGGGAGTTTCCACTGGCATCAGGATACACTGTAATCTTCGAATTTTGAAATCTTCTTCTGATCAATTGTGCCATTGTTGTTGTGTCGAGTATCCCTGTGAATTCTTCAATTGCGTGATACTCATTATCTCTTTTCACAAGTGCAACAGCGGACATATTTCCAATGTTGAAGTCCATTCCTATGTACACTCTTTCTCCGTCAATATATTCCGACCTACAATCATTTCCCAGAACAGAATAACTTGTATATATTGTCCCTGATGTCAAGTTGACGAATTTACCCTCAATATAAGCATCACGTAATGCCACTGGATAGTTTGCCATCAATGAATCGATGTAACCAGACGGAAGAAATGGATTTGATCTAGATGATGCTTGAACAAATCCAAATTCAGGTGTTGGTTCTTCTACCCAACGATTATATACAAACTTGAACCCTTCTGGTGTTGTATACACCCCTATTCTGTTTGTTTTTCCATTGATGTTCTGTCTGTTCCTTGCATCAATCTGCTGAAATGCATGTTTGGCATGATCTGTACGCAAAGTGTCTAATTCATCAACGTGACTTGCATAAGTTTCATAACCAACAATTCTTTCGGGTGAATCAAGTGATCTCAATATAAAGTCGCCAACACCTGAATTGCTTGTCAATATCTGTCCAGATTGTTGATTGTGCCTGTAATTAATCCCGTATTTGTCAAGTTCCAATTTCAAACGTGGTGCATGTATAATCCTGTTCAAATCATGTGTTGGGGAATACAGACCAATCACTGCTGTTGAACTTGTCATTGCATCAATCAATGCAGCATCAAGCATTGTCTGAGTTTTTCCTGTTCCAAATCCACCAACAAACAACCTGTATTTGTGAGGAAGTTGATGATATTGTGCTTGTGGAACAGTGCTTGATATATCAAGACGCATCAGGTGCTCCACCTGGGTTTATAACTGAGATCACCACTTCGTGCGTGACATCGCTCTTTTGTGGATTCAATGAAGTTAACCTGTAATCTTCACCCCATGCACCAAACCTTCTCATTCTCATCCATTCAACTAATTGTGACAAATCTTCATCTTCAGTGATATATTCTTCTGTCAATGTCACCTGACCAATTGGATCTCTCACAGTCTTTCTCTTGTATGTTTTCTTTCCAGTCAATAATCTGTTGTAAAGTGCATTCTCAACTGTCACATCAGCATTGAATCTGCCTTCTTCAAGTGCATCATGGAATTCTGTGTACAATCTTCCCCAATTGTACAAGGTGCCGATGCTTATATTCAATTTTTCGGAGATTTCAACCATAGACAATCCTTCACTACCATATTGTCTGGCAAGTGTTGGGTGTTTTACTGGGTTGTATTTAACTGTCATGTTATTGCCTCACTGTAAAAGTGTCCCTGGAACCTTTAGCAATGACCGATCCAGTGGTAATAACAGCACGAACTGTCCAATTCCCTGCTTCATCAAGGTCACCAGTTTGGAATGTGTACTGGATATAAAAATCTGCAGGAGTTATATTTCCACATGGATCTGTTATTTGTGTTCCACCAACACCTGCTGTGTAAACAACTGTCGCACCAGATGGTTTGACACACTCAATTTCTTGTGTGGTTGATGCTGAAACGTCACTGTCACAAGTCACATATAAGATTTTACCTACTTCGCCGACATGAACTGTCATATTGTACTCCTGGTATATATTTCATTAGTGGAAACTGTTGAATTTGTGTAAATGGGGTTTTGATCAATTGTCGAAAGTGAGAATATTGGAGAATTATCAACAGTGGAATGAACAATCACGTTCTCTTCAACATTGATGTTCCCCCCAGTGAAAAACATGAATCCATTAAACAGTTTAAGAACACTTTCGACAAAATTTTGCATTATTGTTCAACCTTGACAACAGACCAAGGGAATGATTTTTCAACACCTGCTGTTTGTTCCAATGTTACTTTTGTTATATCATCAACATCAACGCAAAATGGAAATGATGTGGCAAGTGGTGTTGTGATTGTTTCAATTGATATAGTGTCATCAACAAATATCCTTTCTGTACCTGCTGTGTCAGAACTCACTTTCACGTTTAATATATCGCCTGTGTCCATTGCATTCAAATCAATGTACAATTGATACATTGTGATTTTTGTTGCTGTGTCAATGACAATATCTTGTGGATCAGGTATTGATCCTGCCGTATATGTTCCTTTCATTATGCCAATGCCTCCTTTAATTCTTCAATTGTCAATGCATCATCAATTTGTACTTGCGTCACATTGTATTTCTCTCTAATAACCACTCTTTGTGCTTCAACTGCTTCAAATTGTGAAGGGACTGTTGCAAGTCGATCAAGTGGAGCAAATTCTTCATCCCTTCTTTTGCGTCTTATATCGTGAGCAATCACTTTTGATTTTGTGAGATCTTCAATAACTAAATCGTCTTGTATAATCCATGCTTCCCTGAATATCTTGCTGTTTGGCACATCATCAATCTCCAAACCATACACAGGGACTATATCGTCAAGTGTGCAAGTGACTATAACTTTGTCATTTTCTATATGTGCGTATGTTTTCAATTGTACACCACCACGTTAATTGTTTCGGCATCGTAATATGCTGTGGAACCACCGGTTGTCATTGCAACTTCAATGTAACTTGTTGTTCTTGTACCCAATCTTGTTGCTCCTTCACAATCAACAAAACCACCTGAACTTCCAGATGATCCAACAACTGTAAAGTTTGTATCTGATGCAGGTACTGTAAAGTTGATCCTGAATTTTCCTAATCCCAAATCAGATATACTTGAAACATTGAATGCTTTTCTGATTGCAGGAGTTCCAGTTCCATTGAAATTGACACAAGCAATAATTCTTCCACTGACCATCCCTGAACTTTGTTTGTTTGCTGTTGTTTGCATCTTACGATTCATCTCCGAATAGGTTGAATGACAATGTTGCTGCTGCTGTATAGACAGTCACAACGTCAGTCGTTGCCAATGTAATACCAATTGTTGCCACAAATGTATCATTGCCGAGGATTGGTGTGTCATAATAGATGTAATGCTGATTCAAAATTGCTGCACCTGCTGGTCTCACTGCAATTCTAAATGATGTTGCTGTGCTTGATCTGTTGCAGACAACAATTGAACTGCACACAGTGGATTTTGCACTTGGAACTGTATAAAGATCTGTCGCAACACCAGCACCAGGGTTACTTTGACCTAAAACTTTCACACTCATATTTCACCTCTTTTCAATTTATTTGACAAAAGCATTGTTTCACTAATTTTCTTTTTAGTTTCATCTGGGAGAGATTTACCTTTATTGTGAGCAGGTTTGCCTTTTTTTGCAGATGAAAGTTTGTCTTTTGATTCTTCTGACATAGGCTTACCTTTATTCCAAGGTGTTCGGCCTTTGTTTATTTCAGACAACTTATATTTGGTTTCCTCTGACGCCGGCTTACCTTTATTCCATGCTACTTGACCGACATTTTTTCCTTTGTTACTTTCAGAAATTTTCTTTTTTGTTTCTTCGGAATGGGAAAAATCTTCACCACTCACTTTTCTTTGTTCCCAAGCTTTTTTCAATTTTAATTTGTGCTCCTCAGAATGGTTTTTCCCTTTGTTCCACGATTTCTTACCTATAAGTCTTTCTGAATGGGCCTTTCTTGCTGATTCATATTGCCAGGATTTCACATCATATCTTTCTTGATTATCGCTTTTCATTGTACACATCATAAACCATGCATGTGCCATTGAACTATTCCTGTGAATCTTGTACAACAAATGATGTGCAATATAATGTTCCCTCGGTGTCAAAGCAACAAGATTGACTTTCTTGTTTGATCCACCCATTGACTTCGGAACGACGTGATGTTTCTCTGTGTAACCTGTCAATTTCGATGGAGAATCTTGTCGACAAATGGCTCTGAAAATCAATTTGTCATATATTCGTTGATAATTCATGGTTACCCCATTAATAAAAAGTTTCGTTGAAAGTTTGATGTTCCCAGTGAACCAATTGCTGCTTTTTCAGCATCTGTCACATATCTCTTGTCTGTACTATCAGCAATATCAGCAGTTGTTGCATCTGCACCAGATGTAACCAATCCCTTGCTGTCATAAGTGATTTTTGTCTTTGTGTCACCTGTAATTGCCACATTGCCTGCCATCTTCAGTGCAAGTGCATCATACACTGCATTACCATTTGGCGCATGTGTTGTATCGCCATCAGTTATTGTTGCAGTGAGGACAGTTGTGAGATCTTGATCACCTGTGTTTGTACCACTTGTATTTCCAATAACTGTCAGTTGTGCATCAGTCACATATCTTTTATTGGTGCTGTCTGAGATACTTGCTGTTGTGGCACTTGTTGTTAAGACATCAGCACCATTCAATTTCAAGTAACCTGAAGACACATCAACACCAGTAGTTGCTGTCAAACTAAGGGAAACTAAGTTTGTTGTGTGTGCTTTTGTCAGTTTGATACCTTGGGTGATGTCATCAACAGAACTTGGAAGATAATTGAAACCCCATGATCTTGTCACTTCACTGCTTGTATAGTTTGTACTGTTGTACCCAATCTGATCAACCCAGTTGCAGAAGTAATTTGAACCAGAGAAGTAATCTCGTTTCTTCACTGTCCAACTGTTACCTGATCCTGCAGCAGCATTAGTATTGGCGAATATCCAGTTTTGATATGAGTTTGTGTTTCCACCAGGTGAACTTACAGTGATATTTCCCTTTTGTGATCCACCAACACCATTTGTACTGAACACGAAAAATGGTACAACTGCACCATCATTGTATTCAACTTGAATGTTGTTTGTACTGATCAACCCACTGGATCCCAAAGATGCTACTTGTGGTGTTGTTGTATAGTATTTGTTGTTGAATGCATCATTGTACAACAATCCTGGCTGATTTGTTGGTAAAGAAGGTGCTGTATTGGAAATTGTAAATGTGTTTGATGGAGATTCAACAACTGATATACCGGTTCCTGCACTGATCACTGTGTTGATATTTGGTGCAGTGTTTGTCACTGTGAATGTTCCACTTGGTGATTCAACCACCGACACACCTGTACTTGCAGTGACAGTTTGAACTGGAATAGAGACATAAGTTCCTGCTTCACTTAAATATGATGTTGATAAACCGTCGCTTTTCACACTGAGAACAGGGTTTGCAGAATCTGTATTATCGACGATGATTGCATTTGTTGATGAAGTGACACTGTTGACAGATCCACTACCCGATACAGAAATAATTTGTATTGGGAGTGAATTTTCACCAAAAACAACAATATCTGTATTGTTGATTGTACCCAAACCTGTTATTGTCATTGGACCTTCGAGATCAGCAACTTCATAAGCATTTCTTTTTGGATTCACTGGGTAACTTGCTGGATCAACTTCGCTTCCAGCACCAGAAATGACAAAGTTTGTCACACCAGAAACTGAATAATTGAGATCAGCTGTTACTGTGATTGCAGATGTACATGATAATACTACCCCAAATGTGTCAATAGTTGCTGTTGGCGGAGTTACATGTGCATGTGACCCCAATAAAGTACCATTTTTATAGAAGTATGTAGTTACACCAGCAGCTCCAGTATTATCGACAGCAGTTGATATTTTGTCAGATGGTGATAATGCAACTGTTATATCAATGGTTGAACCATTGAATAGATCGCCGATGCTTATTGTATATTGGCCAGGTGTAACATCTGGTGTAATAACTACTCCACCACCTGCACTTAGATCAGCTGATGCAAATATCATGTACAGTGCTGACTCTTCAAATGCCCATGTGCTCATATCTACAGTGATTGTTACACCCTGTTTGGTACTTGATAGTGCAAAGGTTGAATCGGATGCAAATGTGTCACCGTTATACCCAGAGACACTTGTAGGGGAAATTATAGTTGGTGCAGGAGAAGCATTTTGCAGTATTGTTGTGTAGATACCATCAACAGTTGATGCTGATGGTGACCAAGTTGACTTAACTGTCGTTGGTGTTGGTATTCCGAGTATTGTCATTGATTGTG